CTGGTGCTGGCGTAACCCTTGCGGGCTACCTTTGTCTGCGTCTCCCGACGCAGCGTGACTTCAGGAAGGAACTTATATCGGCCGAAACCAATACTCGCTGCTCCCCTAAGTGCGACACTCATGAGCCAAGGCTCATGACCGACCATCTCCAGGATCGTTTCATCGACCTTTGGAGACACGACAAGCTCTCGCCACCTCCAGTGCCAATTCCTTGGAAGGAATGTGCAACTGGAAGCGTAGAGATACTCATCACCTATCGAGTCAATCCCGGTATCAACTTCCCCTGCTAAGGGTCGGAAGAATCGGAATTGTTCAGGAACCCAGTTTAAGACCAGGTCCCTTGAGCCCGCAAAGAAGTTTTTGCTTCTAGTGCGGTATCTCGGTAGGTTCAGTAACTTGAAGACACTCCCAAGTGAATCAGGAGCGAAATCAAGCGTGAAGGGACGGACGTCCACACCTCCGAACCAGTCTGTTCCACAAGACTCCCGAAAAGGCCCAGAAAGAAAGGTCTTCTCGGTGTTGATTTTGAAACCCCAATGCCCCAAAAGGGCAATAAGGTCAGCAGCATATCGTTTGCGTACGATGATGTCGTCCCCATAGACACTAAAGTCTGTATAAGGGAGTCCAGCACCGACCGCAAAACATGCCGCTGCAAATATCAGCGTCTCAATGGGAAAACAGAAACCATTGCCCATACTACAAAACTTTTGGTAGCCATTAACGGCACCCTCGAGTTCGTAGCTGTGAGAACGGGTTCGGTCTAGCAACCGATACCAATCCTCAGGGATAAGATAACGAATAAGTTCTATCGACACTGAGTCTGAAGCAGACTTTAGGTCAATAGTGACAAATCCGTCGTCAGAATCATTCATTGACCCGAGACGGGCCAACTCCTGATTCCTCCCCTGGTCCGACAAATCGATACCAACACGGAGTAACTTCTTTCGAAGAACTTGGTCAATACCTTTCTGTACGAAACCATTTAACAATGGCTCGACAGCGATGGACCTTTCGGTCTTAGCTGTCTTCGGAACAAAGCTGATCTTGTTCTGTGTCACCACGGATAATCGACTCATATAATTGCGAAACGCAATTTCTTCGTCGTAGCAAACGAAGCGACCGTCACCTCCTTTTGGGCATAAAGCTTCAAAGAGATGATAGTTGTGCTTCATCGCGGCATACCCGTGATGGATAGCGCCAGGGCTCACGGACCAAACAGAGCTCGCAAACTTCCGAGCATAGTTTGTTGCATTACCGTGTACCCCCAGGGAAGCGCCAGGACCAAAATCACTCTTCTCGAAAACACTGTA